ATAACAACGCTGCACCGTTTATGGTCAACATCCAGGTCAACACATGAATAATTCTGAGGAGTTCAACGGGATCAATTACACCCCGTCTCCGGTGGCAACAGAATTCATGCAGTCCAACGCCGTGGTGCGAGGGCTCATGGGCCCGCTGGGCTCGGGTAAATCCGTTGCGTGTGCTATGGAGCTGGTGCGTCGGGCCTGCGAGCAAAAGCCTGACAAGAAGGGAATTCGTAAAACGCGCTTTGCGATTATCCGTAACACCGTGCGGATGTTGAAAGATACGACGATTAAGACGGTGCACGACTGGCTGCCGCCGGGTCTGGCCGGGCGCTGGTACGCAACAACTAACACCTTCATGCTCAGTTTCGCGCTGCCTGATGGCACGACGGTTGAGAGTGAGTGGATGTTTCGGCCGCTGGAATCTTCCGAGGACGTGCGCAACCTGCTATCGCTGGAGCTGACCGGTGCTTGGGTCAACGAGTATCGTGAGGTCAACCCGGACATCTTTATCAACTTGCTTGGTCGAATTGGCCGGTATCCAAAGCAGTCTGATGCGCCGCCTACGTGGGTGGGGGTGATTATGGATACTAACCCGCCAGCGGTAAGCACGTTTTGGCACAAGCTATTTGAGTCCGAAGAGCATGATGCCAACTTGGCAGAGTTTGCGAAGAAGTTTGGACGGCCGGTGAAGATGCTCTACAAGCAGCCCTCGGGCATGTCAGACGCTGCGGAGAACAAAGAGCACCTGCCTGATGGTTATTACGAGCTGCTGCTAGCATCTGGCCGGGACGAGGACTGGCTGAATGTGCACGTGCACGGTGAGTACGGGACACGGCGCGATGGGCTGCCGGTGTATCCCCAGTTCAACGTTAAGGTGCACAAATCTGAGGCGCCGCTCGAACCCTCGCCCAGTAACCCGCTGTCGATTGGGGTGGACTTTGGGCTAACGCCGGCTGCGGTGATTTTCCAGCAGAACGCGCTGGGGCAGTGGCTGGTGCTATCCGAGCTGGTGAGCCAGAACATGGGCATTGAGGAATTTGCCAAAAAGCTCAAGAATTTTCTGCGCACGCGATTTCCTGATAACAACCGCTACGATATGTGGTGTGACCCCGCGGGTAACCAGCGCAACCAGGTTAACGCCACCACGCCGTTTGAGATCCTGCGCAAGGAGGGCTTCACGCCACGGGCGGGGCCGAGCGATCTGGACACGCGGCTTGGGGCCGTTCGGCGTCCTCTCAATCGTATGGTTGACGGAAAGCCTGGGATGCTAGTCAACGCCGAGTGCCAGACGTTACTTGAGGGCTTTATGGGCGGGTATCACTACGTTACTCAGGACAAAACGGGCGAGCCGCGCGATGTGCCTAACAAGACATTTGAATCTCATGTACATGACGCTTTACAGCATGGGCTGGTAGTTTATGAGGGGCCGCAACTTGCTGGTAAGGCTGGCAGGCGCTGGGGCCGGCCAGGTCAAGCTAAACCAATCAAGCCCAAGGGGTGGAACGCATGGACGGCGGCGTGAGCTACGAACCGAGCGAATGCTGGGCCAAGGACTGGCACAAAGCGCATGATTACATTGTCAAGGCAATGCAGCGCTCGCCGGGCAACGACACGCTGGAAGATTTGTTTTTAGCGCTAACCGATGGCAGAGCTCAGCTATGGGTTGGTAAGGAATCGGCAGTTGTCACTGTGTGTATTGGCAAAACCTTTACCTTGTGGTTAGCTGGCGGTAAGCTGCGCGAATTGGAGCAAATGTTGCCTGCAGTCGAAAATCTTGCTAAAGAGTTTGGCGCAGAGCAAATACAAGTATTTGGACGGCGTGGCTGGGAGCATTCTTTTCTTGAGCCCGCTGGTTACAAACCGCGTTGGACAATTTTGGAGAAATCGCTATGGGATTTGTAGCACCAGCATTAGCAGCTATTGGCGGGGGCAGCGTTGCAGCAGGTGCCGCAACTGCCGCTACGATTGGAGCCACGGCATACGCCGCTAAAGAACAGAGAGACGCTGCAAAAAAAGCCGCTCGTGCTCAGAGGCAGGCTACTCAAGCAGCTAACGAGCGTATTGAAGAGCAGCAGCAGCGAGCTGAACAAGAACGCCAGCGTGCGCAAGCAATCGTTGAACGCGAGCAAGCGCAGGAACAAGAGCAACAGCAGGAAGCTGAGCAGCGCCGTCGGCGTCAGCTTAGAAGCGCGATTGAGCCTAGCCCGTCGCTGTTTAATGTGCTTGGCCAGAGTCAGAGCCAAGGCCAGTCAACCCTGGGGTAAATTATGGATGCTCGCGAAGCGATCTCGCGCGTACAGCAGCTGTTTGACTATCGGGCTGAGTATGAAGCTCTGTGGGAAACAGCGTACAAGTACATTGCCCCTGAGCGGGCGCTGATCTACACCAACAAGCGCCGGACGCCCAGTGAGATTCAGGATGAGGTGTTTGACTCGACAGCGATTGACGCTGCAGAGCGCCTGACTAACCTGATTATCTCGGGCCTTGTTCCGCCGTGGCAGAAGTGGTTCCGCGTCGCACCGGGCGTTAATGTGACCGAGCTTGACGAGCGCGAGCAGCTGCGCCCTGCCCTGCAGCAGATTGAGAACCTGATGTTCTCGATGCTTTCGCGCTCAAACTTCTATCAGGAAATGCAGCCAACGATCCTCGACCGCATTGTAGGCGGGACGAATGGCATTGCGATGTTCCCTGACGCCGACAATCAGACGCTGCGTTTTAAGTGCATTCCGCTTGGTGAGCTAGCTATTTCCGAGGATGACACGGGCAAGATTGTCACGATTGCGTGTAAGTACAAGTTAAACGCGCGCCAGCTGGAGGACAGCTACGGTAACAAGGTGCCTAAAGAGCTGCGTGAAAGTGCTAAGCAGAGCACCGAGCGGCAGGATCAGGAGATTATCGCGATTAACGACCAGACGGCTACGGGCATGTGGCGCTACATGGTAGTGCACAAAGGCTCTGGTGCTGTGCTGGAAGATGAGACGCGGATGTATCCCTATTTCTTTGTTTCGCGTTGGGCAAAGATTCCTGGCTCGGTTTATGGCCGTGGCCCAGGGCTGCGTGCACTTTCTGACGTACGGGCACTGAACAAGGTCAAAGAGCTACAGCTTAAAAACGCTGCGAAGGCAGTAGCAGGTATTTACACCGTTGTCGATGATGGTGTGGTCAATCCGTACACGCTGACGTTTGAGCCGGGCACTTTTATGCCTGTTGGCTCGAATGACCGGACAAACCCGACAATCGCTGAGCTACCAAGTTCCGGTGATTTTAACGTCTCGATGTTTACCATGGAGGATCTGCGGGCTTCGATTCTGAATGTGTTTATGGCTGATAACTATGGGCCAACGGACACAACGCCAATGACGGCTACAGAAGTGCAGGCGCGCACGCGCATTATTGCGCAGGACATGGGCGCGACGATTAGCAGAATGCAGTATGAAATGCTGCTCCCGATTGTCCGGGCCGTGTACGGCTTCATGGCCGAAATGGAAATGGTTCCGCCGGATCTGGATGTTGAAGGTGGCGCGATGGATCTTGAATTCGTCAGCCAGCTTGCCCAGGCCCAGTGGGCTATTGATGAGCAGAACCTGCTTGAGTACACGCAGACTGCCGTTACCTTCGGTGAGGTTGATCCGAAGGCTGGCCTGATTATTGATGTGCACAAGGCGCTTAGCAAAATTGCTGAGATTAAGCATATCCCGCCAGAGGTGCTGCGTAGCCAGCAGGAAATTCAGGATGTAATTGAATAAGCATCGCAAGCCCAGGCTACTACTGAGCAGCAGCAGGGCGGAGGAGTTGTCGGTGGGGTGGAGTGAATTTGATCCTAAGGATCGTGAAGAGAAGCGCGACGCACAAAGTGAAAAGCATCAGGAGCATTTGCGTGCTCTTGGTACAGCCGCAAAACGCGGGATTGCTGGTGAGAAACAGGACGTACTGCTAAGGTTTTTGCAGTCACGTGCTAACAGTGTCAGCTACCGCCCCGGAGCATCCGCTGAGGAGGTTGCCTTTAATGAAGGGCAGCGCTCGTTGGCTTTGCAACTACTTAAACTAGCAGGAGAAGTATGATGGACGAAGAGGCACAAGCCACAGAACAGGTGGCCCCCGATTCGACCCAGGAGACACCGGAAACCACGGAAACTCAGGGCGG